GAAAAGGTAGAAACACCTCCTGTTAAAGAGGCAGCTCCGCCAATCCCGCCAGTACAGGCACCGCCTAAAACAGCAGACCCTCCGGTCAGTAACAAGAGCCATGAGGAGCCTGAAAAGGAAGAGAAAGCAGCGCCACCAGTTAGGAATGAGGGCGTGAATCTGGACCCGAGGATACCCAAGAAGCTGAGGGATCTGATGGCAGCAAATGACGTGTGTGAGTGGGATATGGAAAACGTAGTATTTGCAAAGGGTTATGTCACCGAAGGGACGCCCATCTGGGAATTTGAAACCCAGAACCCGGGAATCATTGATGGGCTTTTAGTTGCATCCTGGGATCAGGTATATGCAGCGATTAAGGAAATGAAGGAAAAAGACGCATTGGTATTTAATTAAACAGGAGGATCAAGATGATGGCAGATTTAGGACAGGAAATTGGATGGGATGACGAGATTGAAAACGAGGGTGCCGATTTTGAGCCGTTACCGGAAGGCACCTATGAATTTGAGGTACGCACGATGCAGAGAGGGAGATTCCCTGGAAGCGACAAGATGTGCGCCTGCAATACTGCGGAACTGACATTAGTGATTGTAGGTAATGATGGCAAGGAGCACCAGGTTTTTGAGAGCTTAAAGCTCAACAGCAAGATGGAGTGGCTGTTAAGCCAGTTCTTCTTATGCATCGGCCAGAAAAAGAAGGGGGAAGCGCTGCGTCCAAACTGGAACGCCGTCCCTGGATCCCGTGGAATGGCAGAGATCACGGTCAATGAATATAAGGATAAAAACGGAAACCTAAAGAAGAATAACCGGGTAAGCAAGTATCTTGCCCCGGAACCGAAGCAGTTTAAGGCAGGTGTATTCTGATGGAATTAAGACCTTACCAGGAAGAAGCAAGGGAATCCATTTTTGAGGAGTGGGATAAGGGCGTCCAAAAGACGCTCCTGGTCCTCCCTACTGGCTGCGGAAAGACTGTGGTGTTTGCGAAAGTGGCGGAGGACTGTGTGCGCCGCGGGGATCGGGTGCTGATCCTGGCCCACCGGGGGGAGCTGTTGGAACAGGCAGCGGATAAGATCGGGAAAGCGACCGGTTTGGGATGTGCAACAGAAAAAGCGGAGCAGTCCTGTCTGGGGAGCTGGTTCCGGATCACCGTCGGGTCTGTCCAGACCCTTATGAGGGAGAAACGGCTGGGACAGTTCCCGGCCGGTTATTTTAACACGATCATCATTGACGAGGCCCACCACTGCATTTCAGACAGCTACCAGAAGATCCTGCAGCATTTTGATTCGGCCCATGTGCTGGGCGTGACAGCCACACCGGACCGCGGGGACATGCAGAACCTTGGACAGGTATTTGACAGCCTGGCTTACGAATATACCCTGCCAAAGGCAATCCGGGAAGGATATTTATCCCCGATTAAGGCCCTGACAATCCCGCTGCAGCTGGATTTGTCCGGCGTATCCATGCAGTCCGGGGACTTTAAGGCAGGCGATATTGCAACCGCCTTGGACCCGTACCTGTACCAGATCGCGGATGAGATGGAGAAATACTGTAAAGACCGTAAAACAGTGGTGTTCCTCCCGCTTGTAAAGACCAGCCAGAAGTTTAAGGAGGTCCTGAACGAAAAGGGCTTCCGTGCAGCGGAGGTAAACGGGGAAAGTAAGGACCGGGCGGAAGTGCTGGAAGCCTTTGACCGGGGGGACTATAACGTCTTGTGCAACTCCATGCTGCTGACAGAAGGCTGGGACTGCCCGTCCGTGGACTGCGTGATTGTGCTGCGTCCCACGAAGGTGCGGAGCCTGTACAGCCAGATGGTAGGGCGGGGGACCCGTCTCTGCGAAGGGAAGGACCATCTCCTTCTGTTGGACTTCCTGTGGCATACGGAGCGCCATGAGCTGTGCCACCCGGCAGACCTGATCTGCGAGAAGAAGGAAGTGGCCCGGAAGATGACCGAAAACCTGGAGGAATCCGCCGGCTGTCCGGTAGACCTGGAGGAGGCGGAGAAACGGGCTTCCGAGGATGTGATCGCAGAGCGTGAGGAATCCCTTGCCAAGCAGCTGGCGGAGATGAAGAACCGTAAAAAGAAGCTGGTGGATCCATTGCAGTTTGAAATGAGCATCCAGGCGGAAGACCTGGCCGGGTATGTACCTGCCTTCGGGTGGGAGATGGCCCCGCCGTCGGACAGCCAGAAACGGGAGCTGGAAAAACGGGGGATCCTTCCCGATGAGATCGACAACGCAGGGAAGGCAGGCAAGATCCTGGACCGTCTCCATAAGAGGCAGGAAGAAGGGCTCACAACCCCGAAACAGATCCGGTGCCTGGAAAAATACGGGTTCCGCCATGTGGGTACCTGGAGCTTTGAAGCAGGCAAGCATATGATCGACCGGATTGCAGCAATGGGATGGAGAGGGGCGCCTCCGGGTGTGGACCCCGGGACGTATATACCAGAGAAATAAGGAGCAGTAAGACATGGAACATAACCAGTATGACCTGTTGGAGGTCTTGGATCATATAGAACCGGCTGAACTGGATTACCAGCAGTGGGTGAACGTGGGGATGGCTCTGGAGATCGAGGGATACGGCGTGGACGTCTGGGATGCCTGGAGCCGCAGGGACCCCGGCAGGTACCATCCTGGGGAATGCCGGAAGAAATGGGCGGGGTTCCATGGGTCAGGCTCCCCGGTGACCGGAGGGACCCTTGTGCAGTATGCAAGGGAACAGGGATGGACGCCTCCCTGTGACCCGGGTGTGGCCCTTGGATGGGATGATGCCATATCAGCCGAAGGCGTGGTGGTGGACAGCAACTGGGTGGAAGACAAGGACGTGCAGGAGCCGTCAAGATGGAACCCGGCGGACGAGCTGATCCGTTACCTGGAGGCCCTGTTTGAGGCAGGGGAAAACGTAGGGTATGTGGTAAAGAGCTGGCAGAAGGATGAAAAATGGCTGCCGGCCGATAAAGGCGCATATGACCGCACGGCAGGGGAGCTGATCGAGGCGCTTTCTGCCTGCGGCGGGGACATAGGGAAAGTCCTGGGGGACTATAACAGCGAGGCGGGCGCATGGATCCGCTTCAACCCCCTGGACGGGAAAGGCGTCCGGAATGAAAACGTGACGGAATACCGCTATGCCCTGGTGGAATCGGACAGCATGGAGATCGGCAAGCAGCACGCCCTGATCCGAGAGCTGGAACTTCCGGTGGCCTGTCTGGTCCATTCCGGCAGGAAGAGCCTCCATGCCATTGTACGGATCGATGCGGCGGATTACGGGGAGTACCGCAGGCGGGTGGATTACCTGTATGACATCTGCCGCAGGAACGGCCTGGAGATCGACCAGCAGAACCGTAACCCGTCCCGTCTGTCCCGGATGCCTGGTGTCATGCGCGGGAGCCAGAAACAGTTTTTGGTAGATACCAACATAGGAAAAGGGAGCTGGGAAGAGTGGAAGGAATGGATCGAAAGCGTCAATGACGACCTGCCGGATCCGGAAGGCCTTGGAGATGTGTGGGAGCAGATGCCGGAGCTGGCTCCGTGCCTGATCGAAGGGGTGCTCCGCCAGGGCCATAAGATGCTGATCGCAGGCCCTTCCAAAGCCGGTAAATCCTTCCTGCTGATCGAACTGTGCATTGCCATTGCAGAAGGCCGCAAATGGCTCTCCTGGCAGTGTGCACAGGGGCGCGTACTGTATGTAAACCTGGAGCTGGATCGTGCCAGCTGCCTGCACCGTTTCAAGGACGTATACCAGGCCATGGGGTTGCCGCCGGAGCATCTGGAAAACATTGACATATGGAACCTGAGGGGCAAATCAAGGCCCATGGATAAGCTGGCCCCGATGCTGATCCGGAGGGCGGCAAAGAAGAATTACATTGCAGTTATCATTGACCCGATCTATAAGGTCATCACTGGGGATGAGAACAGTGCGGACCAGATGGCGAACTTCTGCAACCAGTTTGACAAGGTGTGTACGGAACTTAAGGTTGCCACCATTTACTGCCACCACCACAGCAAGGGCAGTCAGGGCGGGAAGAAGTCCATGGACCGTGCATCCGGTTCCGGCGTGTTCGCCCGTGACCCGGACGCCATGCTTGACATGATCGAGCTGGAGCTGTCTGAGGATGTCTTAAAGGCGGAGGAAAACAAGGCAGTCTGCGGGGCCTGTAAACAGTATCTGGACGCCCATTTTAAGTGGGAGGATGACCTTTCAGAGGATGACCTGTGCAGCGCCTACCAGATGATGAATTACTGCGAGAACCGGCTGGACAAGTGGCAGTGGCTGAACCTGCAGCGCATCGTGGAAGAGGCAAAGAAACGGGCCAGGGGGCTGACGGCGTGGCGGATCGAGGGAACACTGAGGGAGTTTCCGAAGTTCCCGGCAGTCAATGCCTGGTTCAGTTATCCTGTCCATCAGATGGACACTGTGGGAGTGCTGGGAGATATCCAGCCAGAGGCAGAGATGCCGCCGTGGAAAAAGGGTGCTGCAAAGAATAAACAGAGTGCTGCGGAGCGGAAAAAGGAGCGGAAAAAATCACTGGAAGATGCCATTGAAAACGGGAATTTCGGAGACGATCCGGCGGTAAAAGATGTGGCATCCTACCTGGGGATTGCGGAGCGTTCGGTCCGTGACCGGGTGAAGGAGCATGGCGGATATGTGATTGAGGATGGAGTTATCCACAAAAAAGCCGACGCGGGAAAGACTGAAAGCTAAGCCTTCCCCATCAAGCGGGACTTTACGGGAAAGACTGAAAATCAGTCCTCCCCGTTGAGCGTGTGCAGTGCGGGAAAGGCTTGTTTTTATGTCTTTCCCGTGTGGCGGGGAAGACTTATATATAAATATATATTTTTCCCCCGCTTACGCGTGGTCACGGGGGTAGGAATGGACGGGCTGAAAGCAGAGCCCGCCCGTTCCCTTCCCCTTCCCCGATGACAAGGCCGGTGGAAGAATAAAAAGGCAATTTCAAACTTTAAAGGAGTAAAGCGAATGGAAATAAAAAAATACTGCTGCACCTGCAAGTGGTATTCCCAGTTTGAGGGGGTGTGCTGCAATGGGGAAAGCGAACACAGGGCAGACTTCCGGTTCATGGATGATACCTGTGAACAATGGGAAACCAACACGATAGAATTTTTTATGGCAATGATCCCCCCGACCGTCACGCATCAGGAAAAGCAGGTGCATGTGGTAAAAGGAAGGCCGGTATTTTATGAGCCGCCGGAATTAAAAGCGGCACGGCAGAAGCTGATGGGGCATCTGGCAAAGCACCGGCCGGCGCAGCCGTACCAGGAAGGGATCCGTCTGGTGGTAAGATGGTGCTTTCCAAGAGGGAAGCAGGCAGACGGTACATACCGCACCACGAAGCCGGATACAGACAACCTGCAGAAGCTTTTAAAGGACTGCATGACAGCCTGCGGATACTGGAAGGATGATGCCCTGGTAGCGTCGGAACTTGCGGAAAAGTTCTGGGCGGAGGTACCTGGGATCTATGTGAGGATCGAAAGCCTATGACCTATGATGATGTGGAGATCCTGACCGACCAGGAAGTGAAAGGGATCTACAACGATGTGTATAACAGTTTTTGGCTGCGGTATTACCATCGGGTACCGGATCCCCAGTCAGAGGAATGGGAGCAGATCGTGGAGCAGGAGAAAAAGCTGCGGGGAAAGTACAAAAATTGTCCGCTGGTTGTTCACCAGATCCAGAACTTGATGGACCAGCTGGAAGCCAGAAGTAGGAGGGGAGCAGGAAAATGAAACAGCCAAAGAGTGAACCGGTCTATATCTGCAGCATATGCGGGAAGGATATAGCCGGGGATCATGTGTATATCAAAACAAGGAGAGGAACAGAGCAGCATATCCATTATGGGTGTATGCCGTGCAGGAAAGGAAAAGAGCTATGGAGAGATTAACACATCCCCGCAGTAGCGGGATAAAAACAGGCTATTGGAGCCCAAACAAGAAAGATGAGCTGATTGAGCGGTTAGCAGCGTATGAGGACACCGGGCTGACACCGAAAGAAATCGAACGGCTTAAGGAGCAGTACCGCTGGATTCCCGTGGAAGAGAGGCCGCCGGAAGAGGATACTATTGTGCTGCTGACAGTAAGTGGACTTTATAGCTGTATTACTTTCAGTGATGCAATAGAGCTTGGCAATCTTTGTTCGGACGGTGAATGGTTTATAGAGGGGGTATCCTGATTGGGATGATCCTAATGTGACCGCCTGGATGCCACTGCCGGAGCCGTATCAGGGCAAGAAAGGGTAAGTTGTTGTATCGAGTTAAAACGAATTAAAGTCGAGTTAAAATTAAAATTTGGAGAATAAAATGTTGACACATTTAAGTTTATTCTCCGGCATTGGGGGACTGGATTTGGCGGCAGAATGGGCTGGAATACAGACGGTGGGACAGTGTGAATGGGCGGATTTTCCTACAAAGGTACTTGAAAAGCACTGGCCCGATATCCCACGCTGGAGAGATATAAGGACATTAACGGGAGAAAGTTTCTATGAACGAACAGGATTACATACAGTTGACATTATTTCAGGAGGATTCCCCTGCCAGCCATTCTCTGTTGCCGGGAAGCGGCAGGGCAAGGAGGATGACCGCTATCTCTGGCCGGAAATGCTTAGAGTTATCGAAGAACTCAGGCCCTCTTGGGTTATTGGAGAAAATGTTGCTGGAATCATTAGAATGGCACTCGACGATGTGCTTTCTGACTTGGAAAACCAAGGTTACGCCACAAGGACGTTTGTATTACCAGCTGCAGGTGTTGGAGCCATGCACAGGCGATATCGGACAGCGATTGTTGCCCACACTGACTGCATCGGAGTGGAGAGGAACGGCAAAAAACAGATATTGGGGGAGTCACACATATCGGTCAGACAAATTAGCGAGCCGTTTCAGGACGCAGAGCGAAGATATGACACATATCAATCCAGATTATGCCGAAGTTTATATGGGCTTCCCAATGGGGTGGACCGTGTTAGATCATTGGGAAATGCAGTAGTACCACAGCAGTTCTATCCAATATTTCAGGCAATAGCAAACATAGGACGATATTAAGGTTTAGAGGAAAATATGACAGATGAAGACAAGAAAGCGTATGCGGATAGAAAATGTCCGAAGAAATGTTTGAATTGTGAACATCGGAAGATTATCACACATGGTGTTTTGCCATATAATTTTTGTAAAAAATTGAATATATCATTTACCAAAAATGAACCAGATGATTTTTTGAATTGTACAAAGTTAAACTGACATTTAGGGGAGCAGGATATGGGAGAGTGGAAGAGAACCATAGATATTTTGCCGCCGGAACATCTGGTTGTGGAAACCAAGATTGATGATGGCGTATTCGTCCGAAATGAGCAGCCGTTGTACCGGTACAAGAATCTATGGTTTGCCCCAGATGGGAGTATGTATGTGTATTATACGCCGACACATTGGCGGGAGATTTTTTAGGAGGACAGATGATGAAAAATAAAGAGGGTTATCCGGATCCAACCGCAGGCAGGGCAATCAGGAATGCGGATCAGCAGCCAGAACAGGTGCAATGGTATTTCAGGACTGTTCGTGAACTGGCTAACCTGGTAGATCTGGAAGTGGAGAAACTGCCGAAGATACGCGATAAGAAAACCGGGAGGTTGTGGCCGTGAATGTACTTAAGAGCGTAGTGATTATCCTGTGGGCCATAACAGGGACGGTCAATCTGATACGGCATAACATTGATCGTTGGGATTACCTTATGGTCTGGGGCTCTCTGATGGCGGTGCTGATGATTTGGAGGTGATGTTATGCCGGGGCCAGTATATTATGACCTGTATGATTGCGGGAAGCTTGTGGGGCGGTACAGCGGCATTGAGCTGCAAAAGAGATTTGGATGGAAATGTAGGCCTCAGGTCGACAAGTACAGCGACATGGGAATCCTGTACCAGAAGCGGTACCTGATTGTCCGAGTGGATATGGAAACCTGGGCGGATGAGTGGAATGAGGCCAGACAGAGGATTTTGAGGGCGAGGAGGTGATACCGTTGGACAAGCAGATATTGGAGCAATACATAGATGCGTGTGAGTTGATCAAGGACACCAAGGAGGAGATAGGGAAGTTGCGCAAGCGCCGCAGGCAGATACAGAAGGATAGTGTCAAAGGGTCGGCACAGGAGTTTCCCTACACGTTGCAGACCTACCATCTGGAGGGACTTGGGTATGCTACCGTTAAGGATCCGGATGAGCTGGACCGTATGGAGAAGTTACTGGAGGAGCGGATCCGGAACGCAGAGAAGATCAAGCGTCAGGTGGAAGCATGGCTCAATACAGTTTCGCCCAGAATGCAGCGGATTATCCGGTACAGGGTGTTTGAGGATATGACTTGGGAACAGGTTGCAATGCGAATGGGAAGAAGGGCCACAGGAGAGAGCGTTAAAAAAGAATTTCAGAGATTTTTAGAAGTGGCCTAAAATTTGTCCCATTTGTCCTGAATGTCCCATTTCAAAATGTTATAGTGTACCATGAAGCCAAAGGCATAACGCCGACGGCTTACACTTAAATCGACGGTCGCCAGGGTGCTACAGCCGGGTGGCCGGTTCGTCTGGCTCTGGTTCCATACCAGGGCTGGACGCCCCCTTCTTCGGATCCTTAGCTCAGTCGGTAGAGCTTAACCACCATGTCCCAGGTTCGATTCCTGGAGGGTCCGTTGGTTTTTCTTTTGCATGATTTTTCTCCTTTGGAGAGGCTCCTGCTTCAGCGGGGGCTTTTCTTTTTATCAACATATTGTGGATAATGTGGGGATAAGTACAAGATATTGGAATGGAGGTGGATCATGAACTACCGTAACAGCTGCAATTATGACAATCTGGAACGTCGGATATTTGAAGGTGTGGGAGAATACGGCATACCGGAGATACAGTCTACACCATATGAGGGCGGCTGTGACTGGATTGGGTTCAACTATGCCAAATCCTGCAAGGAGCCTGCGGGGAAAGGTGTTCATTTCTTTTTGGATGATTATCAGTTTAACCGCTTATGGACAAACATAGACCGGTATATTCCGGTGCTTCAGAAATTCCGCTATGTAATGTCTCCGGATTTCTCAACCTACACAGATTTCCCCAAGGTCATGCAAATATACAACCACTACCGAAAACATTGGGTAGGTGCATATCTGCAAGAGGCAGGAATACAGGTTATCCCGACAATATCATGGAGCACACCGAATTCATTCGACTGGTGCTTTGATGGAGAGCCGGAGGGCGCTGCCGTAGCAGTGTCTTCTATCGGCTGCATGAATAGCAAAGAAAAGAAAGCTCTGTTTCTGGCGGGATATGAGGAGATGGTGAGGAGGTTGCACCCAGAAACCATTATCTTTTATGGCTCCGTGCCGGAGGAGTGCATGGGGAATATCGTAAGGATCCGGGCTTTTACAGATAAATTCAAGGAGGCGTTGTGTAATGGGTGGTAGAGGCGGAAGCAGTGGAATGGGTAGTGGGGGAGGTGGCTCCAGTATCGGATTTGAGTACAAATCAGGTGGGAAGACAGTAACCGTGCAAAAGACCGCTGCCGGTGTGACGTTGGTTAACGGAAAACCAAGCAAAATGAATTATGACAACCTAAAAACTTCAGCCAGAGCCAAAGAAGGATATAAGGATCTTTCTGGGGCAGATTTATCCGCGCGGCGTACACAAAGATACAAAGATTTCAATTCCCATGATGAGGAGTTACTGGGAAATACAAGAGGTAAAAGAAAAACTGTGTATCGTCAGAGACGCAATGCGCGATAATTGAAACAATAAGGAGGTGGCCTGATGGCAAAGAAGACGGTCGGAAGGCCGCCCAAGTATAAGAGCAAAGAACAAATTGAAAGCCTGATCGAGCAGTATTTTAAAGACTGCGAGGGTGAAATACTGAAAGACACGGAAGGAAACCCGATTTTGAATAAATGGGGGAATCCAGTTATCATCAACCAGAGGCCGCCAACAGTCACGGGCTTGGCGCTTGCGCTGGGGTTTGCGAGCAGACAGGCATTGTTAAACTACCAAGGCAAAAAAGAATTTAATGACACGATAACGCGTGCAAAGACCAGAGTGGAGCAGTACGCAGAAGAGCGTCTGTTTGACCGTGACGGATCTAATGGGGCAAAGTTCAGTCTGAGCAATAATTTTTCTGGATGGGGAGAGAAGCCTCCTTCTGATCTCGATGAGGAGGAACAGAGAGCCCGTATCGCTCAGATCAAAGCCCAGACGGATAAGCTGAAAGGCACTGACAATGATGCAGAGCTGAGCCGATTGGATGAGGTCCTGAGTGAGATCAAAGGAGTTGTGTGATATGCCATTTTCTGATAAGCAGCAGGAGTTTTTCCGGAATGCAAACCACCGATGGAATATCAAAGTGGGTGCCACACGTTCAGGAAAGACCTATATGGACTATTATGTAATCCCTAAGAGAATCCGAGCCAGAGTTGGAAAAGAGGGCTTGGTGGCAATCCTAGGCGTTTCTAAGGGCACGATCCAGCGAAACATCGTCGAACCTTTGCAGCGTATCTGGGGAACAAACCTTGTGGGAGATATCAATTCTCAGAACATCTGCCCCATGTTTGGCGAGGATGTTTACTGTCTGGGCGCTGAGAAAGTCAGTCAGGTATCCAAGATCCGCGGATCTTCGCTGAAATACTGCTATGGTGATGAGGTAGTGGACTGGAATCAGGATGTATTCAATATGCTCAAATCCCGCCTGGATAAGCCGTACTCCTGTTTTGATGGGGCTTGTAATCCGGATGCACCACAGCACTGGTTTAAGCAGTTTCTGGATTCCGATGCGGATATTTACTGTCAGAAGTATGAGCTTTTTGATAATCCGTTTGTAAGCCCAGTTTTTGTTGAGGAGCTTTGTAAGGAGTATAAAGGTACGGTTTTGTATGACCGTTATATCCGAGGCCTGTGGGTAGCAGCAGAAGGCTCTGTGTATAAGCTGATGTGTGACGCAATATCCAGTGGAGGAGATAATCCGTTCGCAATCCAAGAGAAACCCAAGAGTATCGTGCAGATCAACATCGGAGTGGACTTTGGTGGATCTGGTTCTGGTCATGCATTTGTTGCTACAGCCTATTCCAGGGCATACCGCAGCATTATTGCCCTTGCCAGCGAGCGGCATATGAGTAAAAATGGCAGCATTGACCCGGACGAGCTGGGAAAGCTGTTTGTGGACTTCTGCCTGAAGATTATAAACCTGTACGGATTTATCACGGCTGTTTACTGCGACAGTGCAGAGCAGACCCTGATAGCAGGGTTAAGGACGGCGGTCAGAAAGTCTGGTATTGGGTGGATCCGGATCGAGAACGCGCTTAAGACAACGATCAATGACCGGATACGATTTACGCAGCGGATGCTCAGCCAGCACCGCTTTTTTTACATACAGGATCAGTGCAAGACATTGGAGGATGCCCTTACTACAGCCCTCTGGGACGAGAAGAAAAGCCTTGTGGAAGATGTGCGGCTGGATGATGGTACCAGTGATATAGATACGCTGGATGCGTTTGAATATACGTTTGAGCGGGATATCAGCCGGTTTATCCGGTACGAATAGAGGTGATGAGAATGAAGTTTTCAAAGATGCTGACGGCAGTCACAGAGATATTGAATCAGGATTCCGATACGCAGGTGGATGTGTGCCTGACCTCACAGATGGCCTCTGCGATTGAGCTATGGACAGCCATGTATGAGAACCATGCTCCATGGGTAGACCGGAAAAAAGTGAAAAGTGCACAGATTCCGGCAGCCATCGCCTCAGAGATTGCCAGGCTGGTGACACTGGAAATGCAGTCTGAGATTACCGGCGGGGAAGCTGCTGCATATCTGAATCAGGAGTATCAGAGGAACGTTCTGTCTGACCTGCGGCGCTATGTGGAGTATGGGTGTGCGAAAGGTGGTCTGATCCTTAAGCCATATATGACTAAGACAGGGCTTGCAGTCCAGTATGTGCAGGCAGACAGCTTTTTCCCTCTTTCCTTTGATGATTCGGGCCGGATCCTGCAATGTGTATTTACAGAGCAGTTCCGGAAAGGGAAAAAGATATATACCCGGTTGGAAGTACACACGTTACAGAATGACGTGATCCATATCACGAACAGGGCTTTCGTGGCAACCAATGATTACAGCCTGGGGACAGAAATAGAGGTCAGCAGTGTTGACCGATGGTCTGAGCTGGTGCCGGAGCTTTCGCTTGCAGGATCAGATCGGCTCCTGTTTGGATATTTCAGGGTTCCTATGGCAAATACAGAGGACACAGACAGCCCATTGGGGGTATCAGTATATTCCAGGGCAGACGAGCTGATAGCAGAAGCAGATCAGCGTTACTCAAATATCTGTTGGGAGTACGATGGCACACAGCTTGCAGTACATATCGCGGAGAGCCTGTTAAAATACAATCCAGACCAGAATAAGTTTGAATATCCAGGAGGCAAAGAAAGGCTATACCGCAGGGTAAGTTATGCGACCGGTGCAACGGATAAGCCGCTTATCGATGTATTCTCTCCGGCAATCCGGGACACAGCCCTGTTTAATGGATTTAACGCCCAGCTGAGACTGATTGAGTTTGCCTGCAATCTGGCCTACGGCACCCTGTCAGATCCCCAGAACGTGGACAAGACAGCCACGGAGATCAAAGTCAGCAAACAGAGGTCTTACACGTTTGTTTCGGATACGCAGATGGCCTTGCAGAGGGCGTTGGAAGATCTGGTGTACGCTATGAATTTCTGGGCTGCGCTGTACGGCCTGGTTCCACCGGGAAATGATTATCAGGTATCCTTTGTATGGGATGACAGCATCATTGTGGACGCAGAAGAAGAACGCCAGACAGACCGGCAGGATGTGGCTATGGGCGTGATGTCTCTGGCTGAGTACCGCAGTAAGTGGTACGGCGAGACATTGGAGGAGGCTGCTAAGAGCCTGCCGGAGCCTGCACTGACAGAGGAGTGATACCATGACACCCGAAGAACTGGAGAAGCTGCCAAAGCCATTAGAGCGCACCATGACAGCGTTGGAGCTGTCTGTTATGTCTGAGATCATACAGCGCATAAAAGAGGTATCCCAGGTTACTCCGGTGATTGACTGGCTGCTGATCCGGATGGACGCTGTTGGCAAGAGCCGGAAAGAAATCAAGCGCCTGCTTCAGGAGGGGGTAGAATCAGCAGGGCTTGATATCGACCAGATCTACGATCAGGCTGCACAGTCTGATTATATCCGCAACAAGGCTATCTATGAGGCCGCAGGCCGGGACTATTTGCCCTACGAAGAAAACCAATGGCTTCAGCAGGTCGTGGAAGCAGTCAGGGAACAGACCAGAGACAGCCTGAGGCCGATGGAAAACATCACCCAGACAACAGGGTTTAATGTACAGATGGGCGGGAAGAAGGTATTCACGCCGCTGTCGGAGTATCTGGAGCGCAGCCTGGACAAGGCCATGCTGGGGATCACTACCGGCACAAGGACATACAGCCAGGCCATAGGGGAGGTCATTGACGAGATGACAGCCAGCGGTATCCGGACTGTGGATTATGCATCTGGCAAATCTGACCGGATTGAGGTAGCTGCAAGGCGCGCGGTGATGACGGGCGTAGCCCAAATGGTTGATAAAGTGAATGAGAAGAACGCCAAGGAGTTGGGGACGGATTACTGGGAAGTAGACTGGCACATGGGGGCCAGAAACACAGGAACCGGGTATTTGAATCATCAGAGCTGGCAAGGGAAGGTCTATTCCTCTGAGGAGATGCGGACAGTCTGCGGACTTGGGGAGATGCTTGGATTTGCTGGGATTAACTGCTACCATATCCGTTTTCCCTTCCTTCCCGGTATCAGCAAACGGAGGTATACAGATGAGTGGCTGGAAGAACAGAACCGGAAAGAAAATGAAAAAAAGCTGTTTAACGGGCGCGAATATGATACATATGGAGCCTTACAGTATCAACGGCGCTTGGAGCGCACAATCCGGAAACAGAAGCAGGATGTTAAGCTTTTAGAGGAGGCTAAGGCTGACCCGGATGATATTACAGCGGCTAAGAGCAGGCTGAGGCTGACTAACAAGACCTATGTGGAGTTTTCAAAGGCAATGGGGATTAGGCAGCAGCGGGAACGGCTGAGAGTGTCAAAGGATATAGTTGCGGAGAGTGTTAAAGGTGATATAATAAAAGAGATTAGGCTTCCAAATGAAGCCTTGGGTGCAAAGAATATTACACCAGATATAGTTGATGAAATTCAATCAGGAATAGATGAAATGAGGCAGGAGTATGATATCCGGCTTGATCGGGCGTTAGCGCAGGATGTGAGTGACAGATTCCCTGATACCCCGTACCTGACAAGAGTAGTTGATAATCACGGGACAAGGGAAGTTGAGTTTGTAATCAATAAGGGATATAATTTTTCTGATTTCAGAAGGATTGTGAAAGCGGGTTATGAGACTGGATATTTTGCCGGTCATACTATTAAGGATCATGCCATACACGAAATGGTTCACGTGATGACAGGCCAGCAATTCAAATCTATTTCTGGTTACGATGCGTTCAAAGCACGATTGGAAAGCCAGTATGTTCCAGGAATATCTGGGTATTCGGATTCTATGAAAGATGGATTTGAAACCTTGGCTGAAGCATTTGTAAGAATGAGAAATAATGAGCCCGTTCCAGACGAAGCTAGGCAATTAGTTATAAAACACATCGAAAGGTGGCGAAAGCAATGATTGTAATTCCTATATGCCTAAAATGTAAATACTGTGAAAAAGGTATGAAATGCAAGGTATATCCGCAAGGCATTCCAAGAGAAATTGCCCTGGCTCAAAAGCCGTCTGGGGATATATGTAAGGATTATAAATATAAATGGGAGAATGAAGCATCTGAATAGTCGGGTGCTTTTTTATATGCGTTTTTGGCGTTGCGACGTCGCAACAGAAAGGAGCACACAATGAGTAGATTTCTAAGCTGGCTGAAACGGTTGTTTTGCCGACCTAAGCCAGTATGCGAACACCGATATAGAAAGCACTGGTGCCGCCGCCATGGACCTTATGGTGGGTATGTAAGGCGGTGTGTGAAATGTGGAAAGGAGATCGGGAGATGAGTGAGTGCAAGAGGGAGATGAGATTAGATGATACAGCTGAGATGATGAGTAGCCCAGATTATAAGGAACGCTTTAAGGCTGAGTATTATCAGGTTGCGATCCGGTACCATAAACTGGAAGCCATGCTGGATAAATGGGATCAGGGTATGCTGGACTTTGAGCCGACCTGCCCCAGAAGTACCTACAATATGCAGGTAAAGGCTATGACGGATTATATTGCGGTTCTGGAGGCACGGGCAGTAATGGAAGGCATAGAGCTGTAGTCATAGCAAGTCATAGGATTAGTCATAGACACGCAGGCGGGGCCTGGGTGTTATTTTTATGTTTTTTTTCGGTCAGATGATGAGACCTAAAACAGTCATTCGTTTGGTGGATGGTTACACACCTACAAATAACCTAATGGCGAATCAATACAAAGAAAGGATGCAGGAAATGAAAACAGAAGATTTACAGGCAAGGGGTCTGACACAGGAGCAGATCGATTATGTAATGGCTGAGTATGGCAAGGAGCTTAACGGGATTAAGCAGGATCGGGATACCTATAAGACCCAGCTTGCGGCGGCCCAGACTACGCTCAAGAGCTTTGAGGGAGTAAATGTCCAGGAACTTCAGGGCAGGATTATCCAGTTGACTGCTGATCTGGTAAATAAGGAAACAGAGTATCAGAAACAGATTGCTGACAGGGATTTCAATGACCTGTTAAAGGCAACGGCAGAGGGCTATAAACCAAGGAATCTGAAAGCCGTCATGCCATTCCTGGACGTTGAAAAGCTGAAAGGCAGCAAGAACCAGGAAGCAGACATCAAGGCCGCCCTGGATGCGGTGAAGAAGGACAATGCATATCTGTTTCAGGACGTCAGCATTCCCAGAGTGGTGTCTTCTACGCCTGGCCCGGGCGGTGCAGCGACGGAGGACACAAAAGCCAGAGCCAATGCAGCATTAAGAAACATTTTAGGAAGAGAATAAGGAGGTAAACAATATGGCAGTACATATTACAAGCAGGGCCGATGCAGAGGCCATTATCCGTGAGCAGGTGGTATCCACTATTTTTCAGGACGCGCCCAAACAGTCAGTATTTATGTCTTTGGCGCGCAAGCTGCCGAATATGACAAGCAACCAGACCCGTATCCGCGTACTGGATTTCCTGCCAACTGCTTACTGGGTAAACGGTGATACCGGTATGAAGCAGACCAGCAAGCAGGCATGGGATAATGTGTATATCAATGCGGCAGAGCTGGCAGTCATCATTCCGATTCCGGAGGCGGTACTGGATGATGCAGAGTTTGACATTTTCGGAGAGATCACTCCGAGGGTGAATGAGGCGATCGGCCAGAAGGTGGACAGTGCCATTATCTTTGGTGTGAACCGTCCGGCAGAGTGGCAGAACGATATTGTTACTCTGGCACGTCAGGCAGGTAATAACGTAGCGCCTAGCGGCAGCCCTGATTATTATAATCTGATTCTTGGAGAAGGCGGTGTTATTTCCAAGGTAGAGGAAGACGGTTATATGTCCACGGGTGCGCTGGCTTCCATGGGAATGAGGGCAAAACTGAGAGGGATTAAGGCTACGGATGGAACCCCGATCTTTAAGTCAGATATGCAGGGATCCACAAACTATGCACTGGATGGTGCGCCTATGTATTTCCCGCAGAACGGTGCATTTGACAATACGATTGCTCAGCTGATTATTGGTGATTTCAAACAGGCTGTATACGCGATCCGTCAGGATATCACTGTAAAGATCCTGGATCAGGGTGTTATTCAGGATCCTGCTACAAAAGAAATCGCTTACAACCTGGCTCAGCAGGACATGGTGGCGCTGCGTGTCGTATTTCGTATGGGATGGGCGCTCCCGAACCCTGCAACCAGGATGGATGAGGATCGTGTGGGCTGTCCGTTTGCTTATCTGGAGCCAGCGACGGCAATGACCACCCAGAAGGTTACATTTACAGTCAAGGACAACGACAGTGAGCCGAAAGCGGTTGAAGGTGCCATTGTAGACGTCAATGGTTCCAGACTGAAAACCAATGCTTCCGGCGTGGCAGAGTTCCATCTGCGTCCGGGTACCTATCCGGCAAAGATCAGGAAGAGCGGGTATGGCACTGTGACAGAAACAGTGTCTGTGGACAAGTCCGCAGTACCTAAAGCAGTTACCCTGATCCCGAATGCGTAGAAAGGAGCTGGGCGCTGATGAGTTATGCAGATGAAGGATTCTATACAGACCGATATTTGTTAGGCCGTAAGCCGGTCATCAGCGCCGGCTTTGACTTCTATTCCCGTCAGGCCAGCCAGGTGATTGACAGTTATACGTTCGGACGTTTAAAGCAGACGGCGAAGATTCCGGAGGCGGTGCGCCTGTGCTGCTGTGAGCTGGCAGAGGCTGAGTTTTCCAGAGAAAAGCAGAAGAGGGATTCTGGTGGGAAAACGTCCGAGAAGATTGGAACCTATTCCGTTAGTTTTGTCTCTTCTGAAGAGAGTGATTCTGCATATGCCAGGGAGCAGGGAACCATCGTGATGAAATGGCTTGAAAATACTGGCCTGTGTTATCCGGGGGTGTGAGATGTATACCAACACAGATGTGACATTGTATCTGTACAGCAAAGAGGGCAGGAATGTACAGTATACTCGCGTTCCCGTTTGGGGAGTGTACTGGGAGGATGTGCAGCAGTCCACATTTCTGAAGACAGGGCAGAAGGATGCGGCTTCTGTCTTGCTGGTAATCCCGTATGAGAGTCTGAATCGTCCGTTGCATATCACCAGAGGAAAGGATCTGGTTGTCAAAGGGATTATCACAGATAAAATCGACAGCAGCACGCAGGAGGCCTTGTCGAAGTCATTGGCAGACCTAAAAACAGCTCATGATTATGTGACCATTACCACAGTAGATGAAAGGCTGTATGGCAGTGAATCAGTATGGCATTATGAGCTGTCTTGTAAGTAAGGAGGCAGGTATAGAGGTTAAATTTGAAATGAAGTCCACAGAGGTCCTTCTGAGGGATCGCGGTTTGCAGAAAAATGGGCCAGTACAAAAGCTGGTAGACAGTGAGTGCATGAGGTACATGTCCCCATATATGCCACGCAGACAGGCGGGAGAGTTGGAACACATGATGGTTATGGCGACTGTGGTCGGATCCGGGCAGATCGACATTCCTGGGCCTTATGCTCATTACCTCTATGAGGGGGTTCTGTATGTGTCACCTACTACAGGAAGCGCGTGGGCGAAAAAGAATGAGATTAAAGTTCCGACCGGGAAGGCGCTTACCTATGCAGGGGCTCCCATGCGGGGAAAGAAGTGGTTTGAGAGGATGAAGGCAGACCACAAGGATGATATCCTCCAGGCGGCGCAGGCTCTGGCAGACAGGAGGGGAAGTTCATGACCATCATAGACTATATGCGGCAGACATTGACGAAGTATCCCAAGATATCCGAGTTTCTGGCCGGGGATGAGATTCACATTGATTTTACGGAGCCTGATCCGGTCAATTATGGCCTGACCAGCAACGGGGACAGTCTGGTAAAGGAGGATGTGCTGGGAAACCAGATCCGGCAGCATAATTTTGTTATGTATGCAGTCGGTCAGTCCTTTACAGATTATAACCGGCTGGCAAACAGTAACTTCCTGCTGGAGCTGTCACTCTGGCTGGAGAGGCTACCTTCCGGGGATGAGCTTACATTTCAGGCCGGAGAACAGGAACTAAAGGGAACTTTTTTAAAGGCAACCACAGCCAATGCAATGAGCATGGGGCTGATGGGGGATACCGTTGACAGTGGCGTAATGTATCAGCTACAGATCTACGCCCAGTACAAAATAGAAAGAGAGGAATTTTAAATGCCAGGAACAGTAACAGGGAAAATCAAACGTAAATTCATGGCGCACTATATTGATTCGGCAGCTCCGGGAGCGGGATCAGAGACGGCAAAATATGTCCGCTTAGGCAAGGATCTGGAAGAGTTCAATGTGGAAATGAACGCCAATGTGGAAACTAAAAACAATATTTTAGGTGAAACCTCTGTAAATCTGGACAGCTATCAGCCTCAGGCATCCGCTGAACCGTATTATGCAGAGATTGGCGATCCTCTGTTTGAACGGTTGCAGGCAATCATTGATGAGCGCCAGACTTTGGATGACCTGAAGACTTCCGTGGTGGAAGTGCATCTTTGGGACGAGGATGAGTCAAAGACTGGCTCCTATGTGGCATATAAAGAAGATGCCATTATTGAGGTTTCCAGCTATGGCGGTGATACAACCGGATACCAGATCCCGTTTAATGTACATCACACGGGCAACCGGATCAAGGGGCTGTTCGCATTGACTACAAAGACATTTACAGAAGATGGGAAAGGATGAAGAGGAATCCGAATGAGAAGTCTTAATTTTAATGATGGTTATGAGAGTTTTATGGTTAACGATGATCCGAACCGGGTGATCCGGTTTAACCCGGCTGATCCGGAGATTATCAACCGTGTTCTGAGCGTCCAGAGTGAATTTGGCGCTTACCAGATCCCGGAAGGGATTGAGCTGAATCCGGACGGAAGCCCTAAAACGGATTTGGAAAAGAACGGGGCATATGTGGCTGAATTTACGGCTGCCATGCGTAAGGCCTTTAATGGCATTTTCAATGCAGATGTGTATGACACGATTTTTGCAGGCCAGTCCCCGTTATGCATTATCGGTCAGAATTATCTTTTTGAAGAGGTTTTAAATGGATTGCTGGAACTGATGCAGCCGGCTGTAAAAGCCTATAACGAAAAGAACCGAGAGAAGATGAGCCAGTATTTAAAGGACGTGGAAGCCGATGAAGTTCTTACCGGACAGCCTTGAAGTGGGCGGAGTTACATATCCGATTGAAACAGATTACCGTAATATCCTGATTTTTCTGTCTGCCTGTACAGATCCAGATCTGACAGCCGCCCAAAAGCTTGAAATACTTCTAAGAAGGCTGTACAGGAAGGGATATGGCCAGATCCCTCAGGAACATATAGGGGAAGCTATCTTACAGGCGAAATGGTTTGTGGACTGCGGCAGGGAAGATGATGATAAAAGACCCGCTAAAAAGATGATGGACTGGGAGCAGGATGAGGCGATCCTGTTCCCTGCGGTCAATAAAGTAGCGGGAATAGAAACACGAGCTGTCCCTTATCTTCACTGGTGGACGTTTGCCGGGTATTTCATGGAGATTGAGGAAGGAACATTCTCTACGGTTCTGGGAATCCGTCAGAAAAAGGCCAAGGGAAAACGGCTGGAAAAATGGGAAGAGGAATTTTACAGAAATAATAAAAAGCTGTGTGATCTGAAGACCCGGTATACGGAAGAAGAACAGAAAGAGATTGATTATTGGAATAAGCTATTGGGTTAGGCACCGGAAGGTGTCTTATTTTATGCCCGGAAATGAGGTGAGAGTATGGCAGCAGATGGAAGCCTGAGATTTGACACTGCGGTCAATACAGAGGGGTTCAAGGATGGTATTTCAGTATTAAGTAAAGCGATGGACAGGCTGACAAAAGCAGTAGATCAATTATCTTCTAATATTATGACCCGTTTTGGAACCACAGAGCAGGCCATGCAGAAAGTGGCCGAAGGAGCAGAGAAAGCATCAGAAGAAATTGAGTCTATTGGCAGTTCCGCAGATCGGTCGACAGAAAGAGTAAAAAGCTTGCAAGAACAGATGGATGCAATCAGCGTGCATACAATGCAGGACTCTGCTGCTGATGTGGCAACCGCAGCCCCAGTATCTGTTCCAGTAGCGGCATCCGATATGGGATATAATCCAGAAGCAATGTCAGCAGTGTTTGGAAAAGCAGCAGAAGATATACGCAGTTGGTCGGATGCAATTAACATGTACGGTCAGCAGGCGGGATTTGCATTGAACGATCTGGAGCGGGATGCAGCAGAGGCAGGGCAGGCAATATCAAGTGGAGCCGATCAGGCAGAGAATACGGTGCAGAGGTATGTGGGTTTTAAGGATTCTGTAATCGGGGCCTTTAAAAATATGCCAGGAGCGTTTGCTCTTATTCCAAAAGCATTATCGTTAGAAATTTCCAAGATACCGGGGATTGTAAAGAGTGGTTTTTCCAAAGCGTCAGGAGTCATATCAGGCTTCGGAAAAGCACTTGGAAAAGGACTTGCAGGAAAAGCAAAATCGGCTGTAACAAGTTTAAAAGGACTGTCCAAGCCTGCTGATAAGGCAGCAAAGAGTATTTTAAAATTATCTAATATGTTCAAGCTGATGCTCATTCGCATGGCAATGCGCGCGGTTGTTCAGGGCGTAAAAGAGGGAATGCAAAATCTAGTACAGTATTCAGGAGACGCCAATCAAGCCATGTCAGAATTGACATCAAGTATGACATACGCCAAAAACAGTTTTGCGGCTGCTTTTGCACCGATTTTGTCTTTTGTAGTGCCAGCAATTACAGTGCTTATCAATGCCCTGGCTACAGCGGTAGGATATGTAAATCAATTTTTCTCCGCTTTAGGCGGGAAAGGTACGTTTGTCCGAGCTAAAAAAGTAAATCAGGATTATGCAGCCAGCCTGAAAAAGACTGGAGGCGCAGCAAAGCAGGCAGGAAAGGATGCGAAAAAGGCACTGGCCCCATTTGATGATCTGGTACAGATCCAAAGAGAAGGGGCGGATGACTCCTCTGGTGGATCAAGTGGAGGTATAGATCCCTCACAGATGTTTGAAACTGTAGCAATCGATCAGGGAATCAGTGATTTTGCAAATAAGCTGAAAGAACTGTGGCAGGCCGGAGACTGGGAAGGTATTGGACAGCTGATCGGCCAGAAGATCAATGATTCAGTCCAGAAGTTTACGGACTATATAAGCTGGGACAATGTAGGCGCTAAGATCACAGCATTTGTGACCGCATTTACTACGCTGTTTAACAGCCTGGTCGCAAATATTGATTGGTATTCGATCGGTATCATGATGGGTACAGGTATCAATACGTTAGTAAATACCTTATATCTGCTTCTTACTCAGATTGACTGGCTTATGCTGGGATCAGCTCTAGCAACGGGGCTTAATGGTATGGTCGCTACGATTGACTGGAATTTATTCGGAGCCACTCTGGGAGCATTTTTCCAAGCAAAAATTTCAGGTCTGTATGGTTTTGTGGATACCGCTGACTGGCCTTTGATCGGACAGGCTATTGGAAATGGACTTAACGGAACCATATCACAAATTGACTGGGGAATGCTTGGGCTGCTATTTGCCACAGGATTGGGCGGATTATTTTCTGTTGCCGGAAATTTTGCTCAGACGTTTGACTGGACAGGATTCGGTAATTCAATCGCCTTGAGCCTAAGTACGTTTTTCCAGACATTTGATTGGGCCGGATCTGGTACAGCCATCAGCGATATAGTAATTGGAATTTTGGATGCGCTCCTTACTGTAATTATTCAAACAGATTGGTGGGCTTTTGGTGATGGCATTGCAACCGCAATAGAACATATTGACTGGACAACAGTGGCTAACCGTTTTTTTGCGGTTATTGGGGCTGCACTGGGTGGATTTGCTGCTTTCCTGGGCGGATTGCTTTCTGATGGTGTAGAAGAGGCTAAAAATTACTTCCAGGAAAAAATAAAGGAATGTGGAGGAAATGTGGTAGATGGTATCCTTATGGGAATTGTGGATGGAATGAAATCTATCGGTACATGGATAAAGGCTAATATTTTCACTCCATTCATGGATGCATTTAAGGATGCATTCGGAATCCACAGCCCTTCTACTGTGATGGCAGAAATGGGTCAGTATCTCTGGGATGGATTCTGTAACGGTATTAAAGAGTTTTTCTCAAATCCCGGAGCATTTATTAAGGCAAACATTACGGATCCATTTGTGAACGGCTTGAAGAGCTTTCTCGGAATCCATAGCCCGTCTACTGTTCTGGCAGGGATTGGCTCCTACACAGTGCAGGGATTTAACCAGGGCGTGACGAGCGAACAGACTGCTTCCCAGAATGTGGTACAGTCATGGGCTTCTGGCGTGGCAAACTGGTTCTCAGAAAAGTTTGGAATCGGAACAGGGGATTCCGTAGAATCCAAGAAGTGGGCCAATAGCATTATGTCAGGATTTAACAATACTGTAAGGAAGAATTATACCCAGTCCCAGACGGTAATGGAAACATGGGCCGAAAACGTAAGGAAGTGGTTCGTGGGTGTTGACGAAAACCAGGGAGTAAATGAGCTTTCCTGGACGAAATTCGCAGACCTTATTATCCAGGCATTTAAAGCCAAAATAGAAGGTAGCCATTCCGAAACTCAGGGGCCTGTAGAAACGTGGGCCAGAAATGTCAGGGAATGGTTCTGGGGAGACAGTGATCCTCAGGGAACTGGCGGAATGTATGCAGCATTCTACGACATGGCAAAGCGGATCAACGAGGGCTTTGCAAATGGTATCAGCGATTTTGCATATATGGCAAAGGATGCGATCCGGAAGTGGGCGGCTGAGGCAATGGAAGAAGCTGAGGAAGAGTTTGACATCAATTCTCCCTCAAGAGAGTTTTACAACATTGCAGAGTATGTGGTCCGTGGATTCAACAATGGTATTGCTGATATGGCAAGATCGTCCCGTAGTATTGTGCAGGACTGGCTGGATGGTGTTATGGATGTATTTGACGGCGTACAGATCCGTCTTCCTATAGGGATTGATATCCCAAATGCGGCAGCATATCTTCCTAAGATGGCAAGAGGGAGTATTGTTCCGCCACGGGCTGGAGATATGGCCGCGTCTATGCGGAGCCGATCTTATGCGGAGGAAGAATTATTGTCTAATCTGATTGCAAGGCTCGATACTTTGCTTAGCCAGCAACAGGGAGACCGCAGCCAGCCAATCCAGATCGTATTAAATCTGACCGGAAGTATGGCGGCACTGGCAAGAGCATTAAAGCCAGAGCTTGACCGTGAGGCGGCGCGTAGAGGCGTAAGCCTGGTAGTGATAGGAGGAACCTGATGGCGGACAGTGTATTTTTAATGGATGGCAGAGCGTATAACGTGGAAGTGGAGTCTGATTCTCTGGAACGGAGTTTTGCTGTGACAGACACAGACCAGTCAGGGCGTACCATGGACTACACTATGGAGCGTGATGTAATTGGCACGTTTTATAATTATGCTATGAAGGTATACCCAAAAGATGGGGATACAGCCTCCTACGATGCATTTTATGACGCTGTTTCAGATCCTAATAGGGACAGCCATGAAATGACGTTCCCATATGGACAGGAGACATTAACCTTTCGTGCTTACGTCACCCAGGGCAAGGACAAGCTCCGTATCCGGAACGGGAAGAACCTGTGGGGCATGGATGGCCTGTCATTGAATTTCACGGCAATGGAACCGCAGAGGAGGCGATAGGAAATGAAATGGGATATCAGGGTGGAGAGCAATGGACAGCAGCCATATGCGTCAGTCGAGGATCTTGCAAATATGGAGCAGCAGCTCCCACCTTATGCTCTGTGCCTTCCGAGGTATGCAAAAATGGACAGCAACTATCCTAATGCCCCAGACCAGATAGAAAAGGGGCTGTATGGTTACATCAGTACAGCCCTTAGCGGCCAAGATGGAAGGTTTGAAAATCCTCCGGTAATCACGGTGACATTTGACCGTCTAAAGACAAGTAATGGTATATATCTGGTTTTTAACCGATTAAGTGGCGACTATGCATCCAGTATTCAGATCCGATGGAATAAGGACGGGGAGCTGGTGCATGAGCAGAATTTTGAGCCGGACGGGACAGAGTATTTCTGTCGAGCCAAAGTGCCGCTGTTCAATCAGATCGCAATTACATTCCTTAAAAGCAGTAGGCCCTATCGTTATCTATGGCTAGCTGTTATTAAAAACCAGAGGATGACGGATGCAGGCGGCTTGAAAATCGTTTATGACGATATCGCTCTGGGAGCAGCAGAGAATAATACAGCAGAGACACCGGACAAGGATTATTATGTAAATTTGCAGGATTTGAAAGAAGGGGTTGAGTTTCCGGATTATGCACTGTGCCTGCCGCGTTATGCAAAGATGGACGGAGGTTATTCCAACGCTCCGGATCAGCTGGAAGAGATGGGGTATGTAAGCGACAGTATATCCGGCCCTGATGGTGCATTTGCAGTACCGCCTGCAATCACATTTTCTTTCAGCCAGAATTATTCCAGCGTTGGGGTTACGCTGAGATTCAACGATTATACAGAAGACCGGTGCAGCCGGATCAATATAAAATGGTATCGTGATGAGGAACTGTTAAAGGATCAGGATTACGAGCCGGACAGTTATAATTATTTCTGTTACGGAGTAGTGGATTATTACAATAAAGTAGTCATTACGTTTTTGGAAACCAGCAAGCCATATCGTAATGTGTTTTTGACTCATATTATATGGGGGCTGATCCGGGTATTTAAGGATGATGAAATAGAGGACATTAACTGCCTGATGGAACTCAATTCAATCTCTGAAGAGGTCAGCATAAATACGATGGATTACACGATCCGAAGTAAAACAGAGTATGCGTTTGAGTTCCAGAAAAAGCAGAAACAGACCCTGTATTTTGACGAGGCGATTCTGGGGATTTATTACCTTAAGGACGGAAAACAGATCGGGAAAAAACGGTACTCAGTGGAGACACAGGATGCGGTCGGGATTTTGGATAACAATCCGTTTATGGGTGGAATCTATGAAAATATGTTGGTGTCTGAGATTTTGGACAATATTATGGAAGGTGAAGGCATTGCATATTTTTTAGATGATGCCTATAAGGAGACCAGAATAAGCGGATATTTACCCGTTACCAGTAAACGCAGCGCCCTGCAGCAGCTTGCGTTTGCGATTGGTGCTCTGGTAGATACAAGCTATGACCGCCAGCTGTATGTATACCCGGAGCAGACAGAGGTGACGGCAGAATTTACTGGACGTGATATCTTTCTTGGCCTTACTGTGGACCACAGTGAAATGGTGACGGGAATCCGGCTGTATGCACACAGCTATATACCGAGCCAGGAGTCAGCAGAGCTGTATAAGGGAAGCTTAACAGGAGAAACTAAGCTGGAGTTTTCCGAACCGTACCACAGTCTGTCGATCACAGGCGGTACTATAGGAAAGCACGGGGCCAATTATGCATATATCACTTCTAATGGCGGAGAGGTTGTCTTGACGGGGCTTAGATATAACCACAATACGATCACTCTTTTAAAAGAGAACCCTAAGATTACCCAGAATAAAAATATTGCCGAGGTAAAAGAAGCAACCCTTGTCACCATGGAAAATGCGCAGGCGGTATTAAACAGGGTATATGATTACTACAGCAATAATGAGAGTGTCAGCTTCCGGGCAGTTATCAACGATCAGGAACTTGGAAATCGTGTTCGGGTAACAACAGGATTTAAAGGCACAATGGAGGGAATGATCCGGAAACTGGATATGAAATTTTCACGGAGAAAAATCACAGCGGAGGTGACAGTGGGATGAGTACAGTGCTGGATACACTGATTACAGACCGGACCAGTGCAGACCTTGCAGCAGATCTGGATAAGGTCTATGCAGATTATATCTGCCTTAACCGGGTAGAGCAGGCCTGTGCTCTTCTGGCACAGCGGTTTGGCGTAGATATAAAAACCAAGGAATGGAAGATGGAGGACTACCGTACAGATACAGAAATGGCCCGACTGCTCGAAAATATCAAAAAGGTGAGAACGGCATATTTTGTAAAGTCCAGCACCCCGCCAACTCCGGTAAAGATCACATATGATAACATCTACCAGGCCAATGATATTGAGCAGATATTAAAGGATCTGGGAGATATGTATGACAGTATGATATCGGGGCAGAGGCGGTTAAGCTTTCATCTGGGGCGGAAGATGTTGGGAAACAGGAGGTAAGACATGGCATTAAAAACAGATTTCAAGGATGATATTTTTGAGGGAAACAGGAAGTATAAGCTGTCCCAGGACGGTACGGGAAACACTGAGATTCAGGACGTGACGGTCTATAGCCAGGAAGGCGACCTGTTCACAGCTGAACATATTAACGCCACCAACGAGGCAGTAAACGGTCTGTCAGAGGATATGGTAGACCTAAAAAAATCTGTCAGTGATGGAAAAACACAGGTTGCCGCAGCCATCACTGCGAAACGGGTACCTACAGCGGCAACCGCAACATTCAGGGAGATGGCGGCCAATATCGGAAAGATTGTCCTGGGAAGCGGCAATGCGGTGCCGTCGGATGTTCTGGCAGGCAAGACCTTCACGAACAATGACGGGGTAAAATATACCGGTACCATGCCCAACCGTGGCGATTACAACGGCTGGGGCAACAGCAAAGGTAATGATGCAGGCAATCAGCGGATGTGGGTCAAAATACCTCAGGGATACTATAACGAGAACGCCAATGTGTTCCTGTCATGGGCGGATATCCGGGCTATGGCAGGGATCACGCCGGAGAAGGTTAAAAAGAATGAGTGGATACTGGGGGTACAGGGAAATTTTGAGGGGTGGGTTCCGAACCCTCAGGATCTGTATTACAACGGGGTCAATAGTGCTGGTCTTATCCTTCTGTACGGCTGGACTTTTGAGAACACAAGAATAGCATTTTATTATGATAGTCGCGCTGGCTCGGTTCCGTCCTTCAGGTTTCCTAACGCTATCGATGTCAGAAGTTATTCGAGATTGATTTTTGAGGGATATTTTCATTGGTCTGCGGATTCGACTATGTATTGTATTCTTAATAATCCTACTCAGGTTAGTCGCGCCAATTTTAATAAAGGAGCCACTTATGTTGCACTTGATATTTCACAAGTAGTTACAATCAACGCAAATGCAACCATTAATATGTCATTGGATAAAGCCTCAGGCGGTGTTTGTTATATCACCAGAATAAGGTTAGAGTAAATCAAGTTATTAAAAAGGAGCCAGATGATGGATGAATTAACAAAAGCGGAACTGGCCCGCATCCGTGACGAGGATCAGCGCCAGAACCGGCGCATTGAGCTGCTGGAGGACATGAGTAAGGTGATCCAGGATCTGGTACTCTCCATCCATGGCCTTGCAAAAGACATGGAACAGATGCTCCAGGAGCAGAAAGAGCAGGGGAAGCGACTGGACAACCAGAGTAAGCGTCTGGATGCCCTGGAACGGGAACCGGGCAACACCTACAAGGACATTAAAAAAACAGTAATCACAGCGATAGTAAGCGCGCTTGCCGGATCACTGGCAACCGGGCTTATTTTAATTTTGTCGCAGACTATCCATTGAGAGGAGGTGAGTATATGCTTAAGAACTGTGTATTCCGTGCCGACGTGGATACCATCCAGTGGGTCAAGGCTGCAGGTATCCGTGCGGTCAAGACCATGGCGCAGACATTTGTCGCCACCATCGGCTCGGCAGCGGTCATGGGTGAGGTCAACTGGCCTATGGTAGCCAGTGCATCCGCGCTGTCCGGTATCCTGTCGGTGGCAACATCCATTGCAGGCCTTCCGGAACTGCCAGCCAAGACCTGAGAGGAGGTGATCCATAGGTCTCCCGTCCGGCAGGGTCAGAGCCGGAGCAACTATTACATATTTTCAACAATGAAAGAGAGGACAAAGATTATGGCAAACGCAACAGGTAAGAATCAGGACAAGAGAACAGCAGAGCAGAGAAAGAACGACGCAGCACAGAAGGCAAGACCCAAGGGTGCACAGGATACCACTTTTGTAACCACCGGCCCTGCAACCGGCAAGGAGGACGAGAGAGCGGTAGGCACGGAAGATAAGTAAGCTGTGCGACGTCGCAACACAGGCAGGCCCCGGGATTTCCTGGGGCCGTTTTTGGTTGGAGGGAATATGATTACAGCAGTATTTACAGATAACGATGATTACGCCCATGCCTACGGCCTATGGCAGTGGGATTATGGTCAGCAGCTCAGGATAGAGGGACTGCATCTTCCGACGGCAGTTGAGATCCACTTTGCGCTACAGGAGACTGGCGGCGAGGCCATAACCCGTGTGGGTACCACTAAGGACGGGATAACAACCGTTACGATCCCGGACAGCATGCTGGAGGGAAATCGTGCGACATGGACGGCAGATAAGGCATATAACATCTATGCGTGGGTATACCTGTCGGATAAATTATCCGGCGAGACGATCAAGCGCATTACCATGCAGGTCAAATCACGCCCCAAGCCGGAAGCCTTTGAGGCACCGGGAGATGGAGAAATATTTAGGGAGGCGATTGAGGCCGTCAATGACGCTGCCAAACGTGCGGAAGAGGCTGGTGGCAAGGCTGTAGTCGCTGCGGATGAGGCCAAGGCAGCAGCCACCCAGACGGCGGAGCATCTGCAAGCTACAGAGGGTCTTGCAGAGCAGGTAGAGACCAACGCCGACACCGTGGCGCAGGATAAGCAGGCTGTAGCAGGGATGCTCTCCCAGACACAGCAGGTGGCCTCAGATGCGGCGTTATCAGCACAGGAGGCTAAGTTATCAGAGACAGCCGCAGTACAGGCACAGACGGGCGCTGAAGCGGCTGAGGATACAGCAAGACAGTACGCTGAGGAGACGGAGGCAGACCGGCAGGCAGTTGCCAATGATAAGCAGGTAGTTAGCCAGATGAGGGAAGCCGTGGCGGCAGACCGTCAGGCGGTAGAGCGGACAGCTGCGCAGTTTGGACAGACCGCCCAGAGCGCGATTAATGCCGTTGGACAGGCTCAGAGCACAGCTGTGGGAGCTGTTAAGGCCGAGGGGCAGAAACAGACCACAGCGGTACAGGAGGCAGGCACACAGGCGGTCAGTGAGGTTACTGAGGCCAAGACTACAGCAGTTCAGGCAGTCACCACAGAGGGCGATAAGCAGACCAAGAGGGTTGAGGATGCGGCTGCCGGGATTGTGGCGGATAGGGAGCAGATCAGCCAGAATAAAGCGGATATAGCTACTTTGGCAGAAGAAATGACCGATCTGGCACCGGCAATCCATAATACGGCTTCTGGCTCCGTCATTACCGCCA